ATTGTCTGCGTTCTGCATACCGACTTGCACGAGGAAGTTACCCTCCTCATATGGGTCTAGGTGTAGCTTATCCCTACGCCTGTTTGTTGTGTTCTCAACGTCTAGTACAAGTCTCATCTCTCTCTCCTCTAGGCTTGATATAGTGATCTCGCCCCGTCTAACTCACAGTGTACTACACCGTGCCAACCACCCTTAAGCTTATTCTTAGCTATATTCAAGTGCCGTTGTGTATCTTCTTCATCAGCACCCTCAACAATGGGGTTCTTAGAGATCAGAACCATAAGGTCTGCCTCTGCTGCTTTACCTGTCTTACTGCCTTCCATCATGGATTGGTCTACATATACCTTACCCTCTGCTACAGCACTCAGCTGTGACATCCATACAACACAACAGTTGTATTGCTTGGCAATGTTACGAGCATAGATAGCCGCATCTTTTAGGTACACATCGGACTTATCACTTGTCTTGCTGGCAAACTTGTCACCCATGTCCAGGATCAGTACGTCAGGCTTCTCTTGTTTGACCAGAGACTCAACCCACTGCATATCCTTGTTGGTGCTGTCCTTGATGCGGATGTTCTTCCTAACAGGTTCATAGCGGCTACGAGCGAGGGCTACGTTAGCCTTAACCTCATCCATAGACATGTTAGAGGCTGCGCTCAAGTAACGTGCTCCTACACGCTCATATGCTTCCTCATTACATAGCACAACACACTTAGCACCTTGATGCGCCCAACCCTCAGGTCCAGCAATGAGAGACGCATGGAAGGATGTCTTGCCTGTGTTAGGACGTGCGCCTACCAACAGTAAGTGACCACCACTGACACCCTCTACCTTGCGGCGTAGGCTAGGGATATTAAACTTCCACTGTGTCTGTAGATCGTTTGCTTTGAGTAGTGTGTCGATACTAATGTCTTCCCACTCAATACGAAGGTTGGGGGTGAAGTCATCCTTGTAGTTCTCAAGCATACGTCTGAGAGGCTCTAGGCTGGTCTGTGTGCCGTTAACGAAGTCAAAGCCTAGGTTGGCTACCTGTTCGCCTACATACTGCTGAAACATACTGCCAAGTACGTCTGTAGCAATATCTTCTTTGATAGTGTCTTCTTTATTTATCTTGCGAAAGAGATCTTCATAGGCAGTCTTAGTGGCAGTTGTCATCGTCTGGTTCTGTGAATAGAACAAGGCCTCTAGGTCTGATGTGTTTAAATCGCCATCATATGTCCTCATGGCAGCATCTAGTGCCTGCTTGATCTTGCGTACATCCTTAGTGAAGATTTTATCAGGGCAGCGAATGCCCTTGTGTTGTTCATAGAAGTCACGGTTAAGTAACGTCTTAATCAGTGCCAGTTCCATCATTGTCTTTCTCTCCTACAAAGATACGATATAATACTTCCAGTGCAATCAAAGGCCACAGGAAAGCAAACTTGATAGGGCCAGAGTTATCCATCTCCTCATCCTCTGGCTCTACCATATGGTATAGTAAGGGTAGGGCTAACACATACATTGCGAATACGCCAGCGAAAAACCCTTGTCCTAGTTCATTCATACTTGTGGCCTCTCAAATGTTATGTAGAAAGCCCCTTCTTTACTGTTGTATGCTGCCATAATATCAATGAGTTGCTGATGGCTCATGATAATCATCTGGTAACAGTCCATGTCTGGTTCAAACTGTCGGATATATACATCACCATCATCACCTAAGATGACTTCCACATCCTCGTGCATGTCATCCTGGTCTAGGGTTGTGATTACAGCAGCGTCTGATTCAAACTCAACTGTGTACATCAGGTTGCTCCGCTACAAGAATGTTAACGTGAGCTACGTTACCTTCCACACGGGTGATGACATACTCAAGCCCTGCCTTGGTGAGCAACAAACGTAATTGACCTACAGGTATCATGTCTTATCCTTTCCATCTAGGTGTATCAGACGATCCAAGTACCACTGTGACTTGAGTAGATCCTCTTGCTTGTTCTTGTAACGCCAGCGGTGTAGGTACTTAGCTATGTTACCACGCAGGTAGCCTATGTATTCCTCTGTGGTGAGGAAGTCTTCAATGTAGTCAATACATTCTATCTTACCCTTGCCGTAGTGTGCTGGGTTGTTGACGTTATCCGCTGTGTGTTCTGACATTACCTTCTCCTTAAAGTCTTCATGCTCTTTCATCAAGCGTTTCCACTCACTGTTTATCATCACTCTTCCTCCAAACAGAACCCACACCATGTATCCTTACTAGCATTACCACAGCTGACACACTTGCGCCACTTGTTCTTCTCGTCACGCTCCAAGGATGCCTTACGTTCTTCTGGTGTCATAGGTCTGATGTCACTAAAGTCTGCCTCTAAGGGCCACTCATTGTCTGTCACGGAGTACCTCCTCATACTTGTTGAACAACTGCTCAAACTTCCACTGGTATAGCTGCTGCATACCCATCAAGGTGTTCATCATTTCGTCTGGGGTAGGCTCACGCTCACCATCACCTATCTGTCTAAAGACAACTTGAAGGTCATCACAGACGTGCCAACAATCCATAATCATAGGCTCTAAGTCATACAGTTTAGCCATCGTCATCCTCCGTTAGTGCATCCCATGACACAGGGAACAGCTCAATCATCTTGTGGTCAATCTGTCGTGCTACCTCTCGTGTCTCTGCCTGTGTGTCAGCCTTGCATCTAAGGTTACACATATCAGCGAAGGCATCCAAGCTACCTGACCAGTACCACTCAGTCATAGTAGACTGTGGTAAAACCATCCGTGCCATCTCAGGTGCTACACCATGCTCAAGAAGATCGTTGTAGGATTTGAGACATGCCCAGTTAGTATCACCCCAGTCACTTACATCAACGACACCATCAGAGCCTTGCTTCTTGTCAGCGCTACGTCCACGCCACACGTCAGGTACATAGAACTCAGGCTCATCATCTACGTATCGCCTGGATATTTCGTTCCATCTCAAGAACTTATGCTTGACTAGCTGTCGTGCTACAAAGATCGGAGCCTTGACGTGGAAGCTTGCAAAGCAATGCCCAAAGGGACTGATATGTTTGTGCTTGGCTAGATAACGGATGAGCTTATCATCCTTAGCCTTGAGCTTAGGTGGTCCCCACGGATCGTCTTCCATCTGAGATGTCTTACCAAATGACACTCGTGCAGCGTTAGCTACCGTCAAGTCATTACCCATGTGGTCAATGTATGTTGCTTTAATCATCAGAAGGGAACCTCACCGTACTTGTTTCGTGGATCTACATAATAACCTGGCTGCATATAGTCAGGCTTCTCTGCGCTGGGCTTAGGGTGGACACTCTCTAGGCCCATCTCTTTAAGGAAATCTTTAAGATCGTTCATGATAGTAATTCCTTTAATCTCTCTAGGTCATCAGTTAGCCTATATTTGATGTCATCGTCAAGCCGGAAGGCTGTACTATTTGCATTTGTCCATAGTGCTATCTCTCTACTAAACTGCAAAGTCTTGTGTGCAGCATCAGGATCTAGTGCTACGATAACATCGTCATACTCGCTTATTTTATCCATGTGTGCGGCTGTAAGGGCTGTGCCAAGGATTGCCATAGCTGTTACATTAGGGAACTCCTGATAAGCAACCATAGCTGACACACAATCCTCTAATACTAGAAGTGTTGAACCAGTCCCTACAGTGTAGTAGTCTGCCTTACCTGTATAGCGATACCACTTAGGCAGCTTATCGCCCACTGCACGTCCATTAGCATCAATGATGCGCCCTTTGTAGTGTATCGGGAATACAACACGTTCATCCTTAACGTCATAGAGTAGGCGTCTGTCTACGATACCCCAGCGTTTAGTGAACCTGTGAAACTTATCATGCTCTGCTGTAGGCTGTACCACATACTCAGGTATCTCCATAGTCTCAGGCTCCATCTGCATAGGCTTCTCTTGTTTAGCCATGAGGATCTTTATCTCTGATGCTGTCAGGTCAGTGTGATGATACCCGCCAATGCTACAGTCTAGCTTGTAACAGTTGTACTTGATTAGACCCATCTCTTTAGTGACAGTAAATGTGTTCCTGCCATAGCAGGATGGGCAGTTCATACGTCTGCTCTCATCCTCTCTTAAGTCGAGGCTGTCTAAGTATTTACGAATGTTCATCTACCTACCCTTCCGCTTCACACCAAAGTGTTTTTCCTCAAAAGTAAGTATGCAGTGACAGTTAGCACACAACACTTGACACTTAGCTATCTCTGACCTTAGCATCTGTTTACCTTTAGTGTGTCTTTTCAGGTACATATTATGTGCCCTTTGTGCTATAAGGAAACATTTATCCTCTGGGTTGATATGGTTGAACTGTAATGCCTGTGCACTTTTGTTGTAGCCACACTTAGCGCAACCCTTCCTTACTTTGTAACGCTTTAGTACAGCCTGACCATAGTCGTATCTTTTTCTCTTCCTAATGTTATCTCTGTTTATTGTCTCAGGGGATCTAACTCTCGTCATCGTCTTTACCTCTCGCTGCTAGTGCCTTAGATGCACCACTGAATGTATTGACCATGTAAGGCTTTACTGATCCAACTTCCTTGTGTCCTGTTACCTGCATGATACCTGCTAAGTCTGCACCACCCTCCATCATCTCTGTCACAGCGGTACGCCGTAAGTCCATAGCTGTGAGTGTCATAGGTAGATTAGCTTCCTTGAGTACCTCATTGATAATGATACCTATTTCTACTTTATCGTAGGGTGAGTACGCCCCCGCTCTAGGCTTGACACGAGGCGCAACGTAGTCCTGGAACCCAAAGTCTTTCTTTTGCTGTCGCAGCATATCACACAAACCCTTAGAGATAGGAAGGTGTATCTCTGCGTTGCGCTTGCTTTGAGTTAAGTCCATGCGACACTCAGTTAAGTCTAGTTTGTCCCACTGGAGAACACGCATATCACCAACACGCTGCCCCCAATCGTATGCCATGTGGACAATAAGCCCAATGCTGCGCCAGCGGAAGTCACCATAAGCTGTGGAAAGGAATGTCTGAACTTGATCTCTGCTCCATAGTACACGCCGTGGTTGACCAGACTTGGTTTCTAATAGAGCCACTGGATCGTGCGTCATTACGTCATGTCTCATTGAATGTTTCCATGCTACAGACAGAACAGACTTGCGGTAGTTAGCCGTACGAACACCAACAGATAGCCAACTCTCATAAGCCTGAGTAAGGTGACGTACCTTGATACTCTTATGGCGATACGCCCCAAGGCGCTTGCCCTCCACTACTGTGCTACACACCGCAGCCAGTTGAGTATCGTAGTCCTTCTGTGTCGTAGCTGCCAACCTAGCAAACGCAGGTGACTTGGCATAGAAGTCTACGATCTCTTGTAGTGTGGCTGATGCCTTGGGGATATTCATTTCTCTCTCCTGTAGTTTAAGGGTTTATATAGACGTAGCCTAGGTAAAGAAAGGGTGCTAAGACATACAGACCTGCTAGTGATCTTAGTATCTCTCCTATCATGATCTATAGCTTTTCAGAACAGTATTCTTAACGCTCTTCATGGTTATACGATGCACCTTGTTGTCCTCAAATAGTTTAGATCGTAGACGGTGGGCATCGTAGGGTGTGAACACTGTAGATACAAACTCCTCATGCTGATTGACGTATGTGTTCTTGTAAACCTTGATTGCTCTACTCGCTATCATTACGTTGTCTCCTCTTCTTCCTCTTGCCAATCTCCGCAGCTCTCACAGCGAGCATCAGCTACATACTGGTGATAGATCACAGTATGCTCATCACAGTGAACACACGGCTGTTCTTGATAGTCCATCATTACGCTGTCTCCTCAATAAGCACATAGCGTGTGTACTGCTGACCTGTCACAGGGTGCTTACCCTTAACGCCATCAATGCGGTAGCCGGACTTGCGTAGCTCAGAGATACGCTTAGTGAATGACTGGATGCTGTAGTCCAGCATAGCCTCACGCTGGGTCAGACCCTTGGTTGCACGAAGGTGTGTGATGATCTTAGAGTTTTGTGTGTTAGTCATGTCTCTCTCCTTTGTTAGACATTTATAGATTAGTAATTGTGTTTGGCTGCGTCAATGTTACCATTATGTCACGTCACATTTCAGCAACACCCAGGACGCCAGTGTTCTCCCACTCAGCAAACAACCCCTGCTTTTCCAGGATAGCATTGATCTTGTGGTTGACACCAAAGTCATCCAAGACAGTGCCACCAAACTCACAGTAGTAGTCAGCCCACACCTCTGGGTAGTTGTCCTCACCTGAGATACGGAAGCCATCGTCATCCTCATAGACTGTGACGCCTAGCTTCTTGAGTTGGTTGTATGCGGTACGATAATTCTTCTTCATTGTGTTACCTCTATTTCTGTTTTGATACCTTCCATGCGGCTGTAATTAGCAGCCAGCCTGTCTGCCTCCCTCATGTCTGTCACGTTGTGATAGCACAAGGGTTTGTGCGTGATCTTGCTGGTGATTATGATACGGATCATGCGCCTAGCTCCTCTGCCACTAAGTGATACACTGCGCACCGATCCAGATAGTATTGCATGGCAGCCATGTCAGTGTAGTCTGGCGCATCCATGCCGGACATCTCAATGTCATTGTCAAGCATTTCATGCAGCGTGAGTAGCTGGCTTGTTGTTAGTTCTAGCGTGTGCATTATTCTAACTCCTCTACATAGTTTATGTTGTAGTCTGCGCAGTCTAATGTGTCATGCACTGATAGTTCACGCACTATTTGTTCTGCCTGTTCTTTATTATCAGCCTCAACCTCAAACGAGTTATATATGGTAATACTTACATCATACTTAGTCATAAGCCTAGCTCCTCTCAGATAACATATCTCTTACTTTGACCAGCATCTTGGCACGATCAAGGTAATACTGCATCAGGGCAACGTCATCGTAGTTCCCCTCACCCCATGACCCCATCTCCATGTCAGTCTCAATAATCTCTTTGAGCATCAACAGTTCATTTGTGCTTAGTTCTAGCTTAGTCATTGTTTTCTCTCCTGTTCTTACCGTGTTAGTCATTGTTTTCTCTCCTGTTTTTACCGTTAATAGTATAGGGTATCATTGGTGGGTGTTACTCTGTCTCTTCTACACCCATTTGCTGAATAAACTCATCAATAATTTCACTGTCTGCTACATGATAACACTGTGTCAGGTCATGTGTGACGTAATCAATCAGACCCTCAATGTCTAATGATTCTACATACTTATCAATGGCTGCTTCTAATTCGTCTGCTCTATACATTGCGCCGTCTCCTTTACTGAATACCTGTAACACCGATTGGTGGTTAAATTCATAGTCCTTAGTCATCATCCATCTCCTCTGTCTCTTCTACATTATGAAACTTTACTGTGATGCACCCGTCACCATCATCCTGTGTGACAATCCACGACAATTCACGGCTGTCATCCGACAACACCATTGCATGAAGCTCATCAAAGAATAATTCTCTATCCATTACGCCATCTCCTCTACTGGTTGGCTGTTAAACTCATAGACTGCCTTGGCAAACCCACGGGGTGTGGCAGATCGTATGTCTTTGGTGCGCTGTGACTTACCGCCCAGCTTTTTATGTTGTGTGCTGTACCCCTGCTCTGGTTGAACTGGATCAGTCCACGGCATCACAAAGCCATTGCCTGTCCAGAGGCACGTCTTCTTTGGGTAGGCATCCTTGGCTGAGATATACTCAGGCCAGCGTGGATGCTCTGCATGATCGTCATGGATGTAGCCACCATACTCATAAGGGTGGAAGCTATGGTCAGGCTTGCGCCACTTAGTAGCTAAGACACTGACAGGGTTTTCCACAAAGTAAGGTACACCTAGGTCATCAAACAACTCACCGCACCACACGGCGTACTGCACAGCCTTGGTCTGAAACTCAGGGTCACGCTCTGCCTTGCGCTTGAAGTGTGCTGCACCTGATACAGCCATATCAGTACAGACAGGGAAGGCCATGCCAAAGACTACGGGTTTGTCATGCCATACTTCATAGATTAAATCTAGTGTTTTCCTGTCGTGTAAATCTGCGTGTAAATAGCTTATGCTACCCTCGCCGTATTCTTCATACTTTTCTGTATACCATTTGTGTTGAATGTCAAAAGCATAGCACTCATACCCTGCCTCTGCCCAAGGCTTGAGTGCCTCACCTGTGAAGTCATATAGTGATAGTACGATACCTTTGGTCATGATGTCACCTTCTTTGTTAGGTAGATTATGAGCTTGTCCACATTGTCAAACTGCTCTTCGAAAGTCAGCATACCCTCTGCGTCATAGCAGTTGTAGGATAGTAAGCTCCACTCTGGATCTTCACGCAGGTCTGGGTTGATATAGTCCACGAATACCTGACAATAGTTGCCATGCTTCTCCTCTTTGAGTAGTGACGGGCAAGTGTCATTCTTCCACGAGCTATGCTTCCAGCCATGCGGTGACAATGCGTGAAAGAGTTTATTGAGTGTGTCATAATTGTCATAGTCTGCGTGTGGTACGTCTGCGATAGCGTAGATCATTTCAGTTTCTCCTCTTTGACTTTCATCATCTTAATAAACTTGCTGTCATTGTCTGACATGTAGACGCCCTGAACACGCAACACCCTGCGGCGATCACGTTGCTTTGGTGCTGTGTCAACAGCTGTTGAGCCATCCCTGTCCAGCAAAAGCACATGGCCCTCAACGTGTACCAAATAAGCCAGAGCCTCGCCCTTTGATGCAATTCTCTTGCGTATAGCTCCCACCGTGGTTTTGCCAGCCTTCACGCCCATCTTGGTTTTGACACTGCGCAGAGACCACATAGAGCGGATCGCACGTTGCAGGTCTCCAATCGTGTGAATGTATCGTGTAGCATCATCCACGCCCAGCGCACGAGCTACAGCATAGCCGCACAGGTTTTTGTTGGGGTTGTCGGGGTTGTTGCTCCTGTCTCTAAGCGTTTTTCTGTCCATTGTCTTAAAACCTTTCTGCTACATCTGCGTGGTCTAGGATTATGTTGCGGCTGGTGGCGTGTGTATAGCCCTCAATCATACGATTGGCCCAGCCGTGCGTGATCTTATAGTTAAACATTGCATCCGCTTTTGTGTGCAATACTTTTGTCTCACCATAACGATCCGCCACGATAAACTTGAAGCGTGGGTTGCCGGATGGTGAGTTATTAAGCCTGCGCATGTCTTTTACAAAATAGCGTTCCATGATAGTTTATCCTCCAATGGGTTTGAATTTGGTTGTTACGCAATAGCTAAAGCACAGCTTGCCAATCTTAATAAAGCGGATGCCACCCACCTTGCGTGTTGATATGTTGAATAGTTTTGTCATAATTCTTCCTCCTCTTGCTGTTGCATTTCCCATAGGCTATTCAGATTTAGCCACCGAAACAATCTAGTTTCACCTTTATGTACGCCCGTCATTACTGTGCACTCTATCTTGCCATCACGGGGTCTTTGATCCATGTCAACATGAAACTGTGTTTCTTCACGATTTATGGTTGACCAGAAAAGCATATCTTTTGTCATGTCATTCATCCTCTTTGTTGTTGTCCAGTGGGGAATACATAAACGCAGCCCCAGCGATTGAGAAGCCCAAGCATAGGGCAAAGATTAAAAGTGTTGCTATCATGTTACACCTCCTTATATGTTGTGGATGCGCTTCCATGTTGTCCATGTGATAGCCTGTAGCACATGGGGCTTGACCTTCACACGTTTGGCAGCGGTGACATAGGCCAACTGTAGCTCACGATATTGGCGCTTGCCCATGTTAGTCTTGTCAGATGTTAAGCCTTCACGCTGACCACGGGCAATATTCAATGCGTGACCATCAATTGTAACTTCATCAAGCCCACGAATGTTAGAATAGAAAGAGCGGATTTTCTGCCCATTGAGGCGGGAAAGAATGTCTTCATCTGTTGTCAGGTCATCCTCTAAGATAGACCACGCCTTCTGTTTCATAGTATTATAGCATGAAACTTTGAAGTCATCTGTTGTGTCGCCATTGATCCAAGCCTGACACATGGTCAAAGCATCCTTGCAATTGCGTTCCCATCTGTTGTTAGGCGATAGTGCCGCCATAACTCCAATGACTGTTGCCTCTGGAATGTTAGTCTCTGTTGCAATCCAAGCCGCCATGCGCTTGGCTCTATCGTACCATTCAACGCCATTGGATACGTCTGACACTGTGGCAATGCGGTATGTCTTAAGGATGTTTCTAACATAGTTAGTCATTGTCTTGCTCCATTGGTTTGGTTAACTTATAGGAAGGGCGATTGTGTGTCGCCCCTCACTAAAAACTAACCTAGGTTTAAGCCTTGCGCCTCTTTATTAGGCGTTAATCATGTTGCTAGTTAAACAGAGACCCGCAGGCTAGTCCGTCAAAGCTCTCCCCTAGTGTTTCCCATTATCGGCTTGCGCCTAGGTTTTGGGTGGTTCCAGTGATGTCAAATAACGTGCGGCATTGTTTCAGGCCTCATAGTTTCTGACCATCGCCGCAACTCTTAGGCATCGCCGCCTGTTCCGTGTTGCTTAGGTCTTAAACCGTGAAACAACTAAGACACCATCTAAGAAAACATTGCAAGCAAAAAAGATAACATTTTGCAGATTATTTTGCTTTTATAGGGTTAAACTATTGTTTTAATTAGAAAAGAAAATACATTTTATTTATGCAATATAGCGTTTAAATGCGTGTTTCATGCCATGTTTGACCATTGCAGCACATAAAAACGAATCACTTGATAGCAATTCCAGGGCGCAGTTTATGATAGTAATGCGCTTGAAATTTGTTTGACTATATAATGGCACAAAAAAGCCCCACCAAATTAAGTGAAACGAGTGACTATATATAAGAGATTACTTATATAAGAGTTAAGACATATAAGAGATTACTTATATAAGAGTTAAGACATATAACAGCTTACTTATATAAGAGTTAAGACATATAAGAGCCAGGACATATAACAGCTTATTTATATAAGAGATGCAGCATATAAATGTGATCACAAAAAAGAGGGGTATGGTATTTGTGATCACATATTGTTGGGGTAGGGTATTTCATACACGGCTTTTGTGATCACAAACCTAAATGAAAAAACGCCCTATAATTTCACGATATATTGGGCCAAATGATGAAGTAACAGTATATAATTCGCTATAAAACAACAGCTTACACAGATAAATCACCTAGTTTTGCGTGATAGTAGCACAAAACATAGCAAAAGGGGGGTGTGCGAGGGCCACGGGGGGTGTGGCGGTACGTATATATACACTAATACACACACGGGGTTTTTAGCTTTGCTCTAGTTTTGCCTTAATTAGTCGTATACAAGGTGCATATATATCACACTTTACTATAAAGTTGCAACATTTAGTAACTTCTTTACAAGTATGTGCATTTTAGGGGTTGACCAGGGTGTTTATATGAGTATAACTGCGGAGCAGGAGCACACAGAGTAATACTCTTAGAGTTAAAACTAAAGTAAAGTAATAAATAAAGAAGAGTATTACTCTATAAGAGAGTGTTACAAAAAGGATAGTGGACATAGGTAAGTTATAACTCTCTAAGTTATAACTAAGAAAGTTATAACTCTCTAAG